TCAAGTAGGCTCGGAGCGAGCCTTCAGGCGCTAACGTAGTGCGCTTTTGAGCACATGCGTAGCCTGAGAATCTTCCGCCTTTAGGCGGGAGAGGTTCAACCTCGCAAAATTCCAGCTACAAATCTTGTCATGTACGCATCCTGTGCCGCCTTGACCCGAGCACCGTGGTACAACCTCAACGCTTCCTCGGCGTCAAAGATGCGGGCGGCATCGCCCGCAGTTTGGGCGTCGTACAACGCCTCTTGGAGTTTGTCGTTATCTGGATCGCCTGATTTGAACATTGCTTCATTGAACCGTATGAGGGGTTCACCCTCGGTTTGGAAGCCTACGTAACCCAATGAACGCAAGCTTCACCCGCTGGCAACCTCGAATCGGGTCGGAGGACCCCCGTATCTCTACGGGGTGTGGCGTGCACAACATGGTGTCCCTGCGGGGACTATGGAATCGCTCCGACCCGAACTGTTAGACTTTCACTTTCGCAGCGGCAAGATCAGCTTTGATCTTATCGACTTCGAGTTCGGCGTCCGTCTTGACTTTGGCGATTTCTGCCTTTGCCTTTACACCGAGGTTCTTGCCGACGACAACGCCAGCGACGAATGATGCTACGCAACTTACGAGACAGATTACCATTTTGATTCTCCTGTGAACTTAGTGTGCGGTGCCAGAATCGGCACCAAGCTTCTGGTCTACACGTGAAGCGCAGCCAGCTTTACCGCAACGACAATTGCAACGGTCGTCGGACTCATCCCCCGGCTCATCCTCGGACTCGTCGCCGTGGTCGCCAACTTCATCATCCATGCGAGCGATGTAAGTCAAATACCATTCCTTGGAACGGGACGGTGTGACCGCCGTAGCTGGATCGTTCGGCTTGGTGTTGCTCGGAGTGTCCGTAGCGTCAGGTGTATCGTTGTGCGGGTCTTTGCCGTCTGGCTTAGTACCCAAATCCTTGGATTTCTTCTTGCACTGTTCCGCTACATCCGCCAAGCTGCGAGCCTCGCACGACGTGCTCTCGTAGGCTGGATACGTTACTATTGAAACGTCCATCAGGTCCACGTCCTTGACGGTACGAAGGCAATCGCCATTATCGCCGTAAGTCACGTCTTCGCTCTTCACGACAAAGGCAAAAGAACACTGGTCGATGTCGCCACGCTTCACCAGCGTGTGGCAATCCTTGCCAAGCTGGGTGTCGGGGGGAGTGTTCTTGAACTTGAGTCCAGTGTTGTCCTCAGCCAGCGTGAGCGTGCCGTTCTTGGTGCGACCAAGCACACGGTTCGGGTCATGGTTCATGAGACAGCGAACGTCTTGCTTCTCCGCAAGTGCACGAGAGAAAGCGCCCGGAGCGATTTCCTCATGGAAAAAACCGAGATCGGTTGCGACGTTAAACACTGCGGCGTAGCCAGTGATCTCGGGCTCACCATCTGCGTTTGTCCGCAACTCTGCTTTGAACATTCGGTGTTCGATTTTTCCGTTTGCCATACTCATTCTCCTTAACTCACTTCGTCGTTGTCGGCACCGCCAGCAATCACGTCAGCGGTCCACTTGCCATTCTTCGGGTACAGCACAATCAGCCCAGACTCGTCGATGTTGAGAGCGTCTCGGTCTCCCAAGAATTTCTCACCAAGGTAGCGACAGACCGAGCCACTTACTGCCGCACCATAAGGACCGCTCTTTGCGGCGGTACTCATCAACTTTTCAATCGCAGGATCGACACGTCCCGTGAAATCGTTGTACGACTCGCCGCCGTCTGGTGCCTTCTTGTCGGGGTTGGCAAGTAGGTCCTGAACTTGCGGTTTGGCGTCTTTCTTCTTCTCGCCAGCCAGTGATCCCAAATCCCAAGTCTGGAGACGTGGGTCACTTACTTCCTTCGGCTTGCTAACACATCCCGAGTTCAAGATGTGTGCCGTCTCTTCGCACCGCTTGAGCGGGGAGGCGTGCACTTCGGTCATCGGGATAAACTTCATGTAGTCCGAAATCTGTTGGACTATATTTTGCCGACCTTCGTCGGACAGCGGTAAGTCAATCCAGCCATCACTACGCTTCGTCGGGTCCAGTGCCGTCTGCCCATGACGCATCACGTAAATGCGGTTCTTCGGCGATGCGGCGGGATTTTTCTCAGCCGCACGATTCTCTTTAGCCAATGACCCAGCCGTTACCCGCTCGACACGCAGATTTGTTACTGCATCTGTCGGAGTATCCTCGTCGGTCACCTCAGAAGCGGCGGCAGCGGCGATGGGGAGCAGTCTTGCAAAGGCGAAATTAAGTTCCTCCGTAGCATGTCTGCTCGGATTCTCTTTTTCCCAACTTTGCGCTCTACTATAGATACCCCGACAATGGGATTGAATTGCCTCAGCGACGGACTCGGGGATGAGCATATCGCCGTCCAGAGGCATCTCTGTCATCGCAATACCCGCCAGAATGGGTGTGAAACAACGCTCGAAGTCGGCTAAATTAACCTTCTTACGAGCCGAAACTCGTGTAATCGCGTCTTCCATGGGTTTCAGGAAGGCATTGAGCAACGATGGAGCGGATTTCTTCTCCATCTGTTTGGTAACACTGCCGCCTGTATCCTTCGGTCCAGCAGGCTCGCTGGGACCCTTTTCCGCCACGGACGGTCCAGATGGACCATCCCCTCCCCCACCTTTGACAGGTGAATCGGGACCGCCCGCCGCTGGTTCCATTGTTTCGCCGTAGACAACTGGCACCATGTTGACTGGTTGCCAGATGCTTCCGCCCGGATTGTCGGCATTGAGAGTCTTCGGGTCGATTGGGTCGAGCTTCAACATCTTGCGACCTTCGTCGATGGTGTACAGACCAGCGTAGCGACCCATCTGGATAGCCTTGAGGGTCGTACCCATGTCGGCACGCTCGAAATCAGATGTATCGAACTCGCAAAAATACTTGCCCGCAGACCGACCAAGGTTGTTGAACAGCTTACGGTTGATCTCGGATTCATAAGCACGCAGATTCGGCTTCAGCGTCATCACGAGGAACTCGACGAACCGCTGTTCAAGGTTTGCACTGCGCTCGGAAGTGTTGGAGCCTACAAAGTGTGGCGGGACGCCGAACATGGCGGCGATGTCGTCACGTTGCATCGCACGAGTGGCGATCATTTGCATCTTCTCAGGGTCAATTGAGATGGCTTCCCACTTCATGTCGCCGTCGAGAATAGCCATGCCGTGAGCACCAGAACGGGAGTGAGCCGCAATCCATTGCTGTGCGTCTTCCAACTTCTGTTTCGGTGTACGGATTTCCTTGCTTGTCAGCACGCCAGATGGTGTGGCGTCGTTGTTGTAAAAGCGATTAGCCCAATTCTGTGAGGCGATTGCACCACCTACAACTTCACGCATGTGGTAGCGGACAGGGGACAAACCGACCCATGGGTCGATACCGAATGTGCCCCGAACGTGGATCATGTTCTCGGGCAGGATGACGTGCTCATTGCCGTTAAACGTGTCGGTGGTCTTGTAAATCAGGGATGAATTAGCCTGTACACGGTACGGAAATGTGCGGAATGGGGAACGAATCCACAACTGGCGTGGGCGTCCGCCCCCGTCACGGATGATTTCGATGTAGCAGTTGCCGCTCAACTGGCGATGGGTTTCAGCGACAGACCAGAGATCGACCGCAGAGTATTCATCGTTTGGCTGGTCGTGGAGAACCGAATAGAGATTGTGCTCAGAGGCGAGCTTATGCCCGTTGTTCACGTTCTGGAAGACGTTGCAGGGCAACATACCCAAAGAGTTGGCAAGGATACGGATGCAGGCGCAGAACGCTGCGACCTGAATGGCGGTCATCTCGGTTACCGCAACGCCAGACTCCGATGGAGCCAACATCATGCCGGGGAGAAAGTCGGAGATACCCGCACTGGCAAAGCCTGAGAAGAAATCTCGGGCTTCAACGGCGAGCTTGTCAATCCAATTCTGTTTTGCCATTATTCATTCTCTTTCTTGCGGGCAAAGGCGGCGAGGATCATGCCCGTTCCCGCTACGATGTAGCCCAGCGGGTGGTAGATAAGAGCCGACCCAGCCACAACAAGGCTGAAGCCGACCAGCAAGACTGTGATTTTGACTCTGTTCATAGACGGCTCGCTTTCAGATACCCCGCAAAACTGGGGATTATTTGCCCTTCTCTCACCCTTGCCCTTCGAGCAACTTCCTATCTGCCCCTGTTACCCATTTATCGTGTCCCCTCTTACAGATGTGATTCCTCACTCTATCGCCCCTTGGCAATGCAGTTGTCGCACAGGAAGGTAACTTGGGCTTTGTCGCCTTCCCCTTCTTTGACCCCGATACACAGGGCGGTACACTTTCGGCAGTTGCCAATGGCGGTTACGGACCCCCCGCCACTGCCATTTACCTGTCCAGCAAGGAACAAAACCCGCCCGATAGCCATAAGTAACGCCACGCATGGGTCAATCTTGTTCTGATTTCCTTCCTTGGTCGGGAACAGCATCCCATTTCGGTCACGGTGACAGACCACGTTAGAGATCGCCCAAGCCAGCACGGGGTCGCCGTTGTAGTGGAACCTATGGTCCATCACGGCGGCTTCTAACTCGTCCATCGTTGGGGTGAAGTAGACCGCCCGTTGCTGGAACTCGGTCATGGGGATTTTGCTTTCCATCAGGTGGTTGACGATCTCCACGGCTTGATACTGGTCATGCGGAACTTCCTTGACCCGCCACTTGGTGCACTGTTCACGAACCCAGTCTTCAACCTCGTCGTAGTTGTTAGTCGCACCGTAGCATTGACGGACTTGCTTGCCCATCCACCAGCCTTTATAGTGAGCGTTATCGGGCTTGTTGATCTGGTCCTCGGGCAGCCAATAGGTGCCGAATACGTAGTAGTGCCGCTTCTTGTCGATGTCCCGCCAGTGAACCCGCAAGCCTGCCAGTATGTCCAACTTGGAAGCTAAATCGAGCCCGACAACGCAGTCATCGTCCTTGTAATCCTCTTCCTTCATGCTGGTGTCAGAACAGGCGAGGAACTTGTTGATGTCCATCCATGTGGTGTCGGACTTACACCAGACGCTCAGGTGCTTGGTCTTGAAGGACGATTGCTGGCTGGGAATCTGTACCGCAGCCTCAGCCTTTCCTCGGATGATATCGGGGTCCACGGAGATGCCCCACGACGGGTTAGCTTTGATCCACGCCGTGGGGGTTGCCCAGTCATCGCCGCCCTTACCGTCCTTGTCGGGCATGTCGATGGACCAGATGCAGCCGAAGATACTCTCATCACGGAGCACGCCTTCGAGCACCTTGGTGACTTGCTCATGCATCTGGTAGCAGACGCCCGCAAGGTCGGTGCCCGCCGTGGTGATATTCCAGATGATTGCACCTTGCCGCTTACCCGTTGCGGAGTCCAGTGAGTCGTAAAAATTACGGTCGGGGTGAGCGTGCAACTCATCGACAGCCACGAAGTACGGGTTCTTACCTTCGGATGTTTTCTCGTCGGCAGCCAGCGGGATGAACTTGCTGTTACTTTTGGGAGAATAGAGTGCGTGCCTTTCGATCTCAATACCAGCACGTTTACAAAATGCGGGCATATTGAGTAACATCTGTCGGGCGGCACCCCAGATGATCTTACTTTGTTCCTTAGAAACAGCGGCGGAATAGACTTGACTTCCGGGCTCTCCGTCCGCAAACGCTCGGTAGTTACAGATGGGTGCAGTCCATGTGCTCTTACCGCTACCCTTGGGGACTTCCACATAACTGACACGAAATCGGTTGTTTCCATCAACTTTGAACCAAGAAAACACCACAAACGTCACGAACACTTGCCATGGCATCATCTCAATCTTCTTACCAGACCATTGACGCCCCTCGACGTGTGGGGACAACTCCACAAAACGACAGACTTTGCTCCCAGCGGCGGGGTCCCATTTGTAGGGAAACTCAGGCGTGCCGAGGCGAGCAAGATCATTCTTCTGTCGAGTACAAGCGAGTTTTACCCATTTGCAGGTAAGCAATTTTCCGCTAAGCACATCGTCGATGTACTGATTGCAGATGGCTTCGTAGTTCCTCGGTTGTTTCTTCGGTTGTTTTGTTGTTCCTTCTGTGTCGCCCATATTGAAGAGTTCTGTCACAGTGCTGAGAACTAGTGAAGTATTCTCAGGTGTTTCGCTTCTTACACGGCTGCATCTTGCGATGCCGTCTAGTCAATGCTTGCGTTGCTACTCTCGTTGCAAGCGCCGTCCTTTAGGGCGGCGTCATT